CTTCGTGCCGTCGGTGCCGATCGTGTAGACGTCGTTCAGCACGTAGGTGCCGGCCGCGAAGGTGATGCTGGTGAGCGTGCCGGGGACCAAGTACGGGAACGGCGATCCGGTCGTGACCACCGGCGTGCTGTAGGCGGCGCCGTTGACCGAGGTCGCGAACTGAAACGTCCCGATTGTGCCGCCGGTGGTGATCTTGATGGCGATCGACTGCGCCGGCGCGGCCGAGGGCGTTACCGTCCCCGCGCCGGTGCCAGTATGCGTGACCGACCCGAAGCCGCCGGCGGTGGTCGGGTTGAGCGGCACGCCGTAGACCGGCCCACCCGCGACGCCGATGGTGTGCGCGATCGCGTCGACGAGCGGCCCCTGCCCGAGCTGCTGCTGGGCGGTGCCGATGTCGGCGAAGGTGTAGAGCTGGTTCGGCAGGCCCGACGAGCAGATCCCGAACTTGACCTGGGCGTTCGCCACGGAGGCCGGCACCTGGCCGAGGGCGCCGTCCTGGATCGTGATTGTTACGTCGGGCTTTGCCATCGTTCGTTACCTCAGCTGGTGACCGTTCGTTGCGAGCTCGACCGCGGCATCGAATTCCGCCTCGGTGATTTCCAGGTTCTCGGGCCACTGCGATCCTGCCTTCGCAGCGGCGAACCTCCAGAACTCGGGATTGGCGCGCGGGCCCGCGAGCCCTCCCAGCGCCACCGCAGCGCCACCCATGCGGTCCACCGGCGCGCCGCCGGGCAGCGCGTAGGTCGAGCCGCCGAAGATCTGGGGGAGCATGCCCTTGGCGAAGGCCCACACCTCGATCGTCTTCTTGTCGGCGGCGGGCGCCGGCGCGTCGACGGGGACTTCGACGACGGTGTGACCGACGGCTTCGTCGGCGGTGGCTGTCTCGGTCTCTTCCTCTGGCGGCATGCTGGGCTCCTATCCGGTTGGGACCTGGGGAACGATGACGGGCGTCTGCACACCCGGGGTAAACGGCACCGTGGTGTCGAGCTCGCGGGTGAAGGGGATGTCGAAGAAGACCGCCAGCGTGTAGAGGGTGCCGCGCTGGACGATGGCCGCCGTGTTCCAGCTGGCGGCCTGGACCCGGTGCTCGCCGGGCGTGGCGTCGGTCGCGGCCGCGATCAGGTGATTGGCCAGCACCTCGCACGCGGGGATGTCCTTCTCCCAGACGTCGACCTCGACGCGCACCGTGCGCTTCCAGAGCGGCCGCGGGTTGCTGATTCCGTCGCCGCCCTGGGCGTCGGCCTTGGTGATCACCTCGGTGGTGGGCACCCAGACGATCCGCGGGTAGTCGCCCTCTTTGGCGCGCGATACCTCGCCCACCTCGAACTTCGGCACCTTCAGGGGCGGCGTGAAGCCGGCGAAGGTCGTCGCCAGTTGGGCCTGCACGGCGCCGAACGCGTCGAGGAGGCCCATCAGGCCGACATCCGCAGCCGAACGAAACGGCTCGTCTCGCGAGAGAAGGCGCGGCCCCAGATGGGCCCGAGCCCCCCGGTTGAACGCTCGGGCACCATCTGCCGGCGGGGAATCGTGATGCCCTTGCCGAAGGTCTGGCGCGAGAACGACGACTCGGTGACCAGCTTGAGGCGCGTCGTGCGCGCAACGATCCGCCCCGTCTTCGGGTTGTGCCAGAGCGTGCGCTTGCCGATCCGACTGTGCGGCGGCACCTTCGCACCGTACTGGTGAACGGGTGCGTAGCTGGTCGGGATGTTGAGCAGGAAGCCGTCCGCCTGGGGCTGCACGTTCACGCTCGAGGCCATCCGCCCGGTGTCGAGCAGGGGCTTGCCCTTGCGGCTCTTGAGCGGCGCCCAGGGCGTGCCGTAGGGATCGCGGCTCTGCCGAAACTCGTCGGCCACCTGCTTCATCGCGGTGGCTCCGAGAACCTGGGCGAGCTCGGTGCGGAACCCCGAACGCGTGACGCTCTGGACGCGCCGGCGCCAGCGCTCGAGCCCCGAGAAGTCGCCCGAGAGCGCCATCACCGGCACCGATCGCGCCAGGACCAGCCACGCGAGGGCGCGCTCACCACGCGCCCTCGCGTGCCCTCCGTCTGGGTAACGTCCCCCGAGCTGTCTGCGACGTCCGGGGTCATCAGCCCCGCCGCCACCTGGGACAGCCACTTGCGCTCTTGCTGGACGCGGAGGAGGAGGTTCTCGTCAGCTCCGGCGGCGGGGTTGTAGCCCCGCACGACCAGCAGGTCGTAGACCGAGATGATGCAGCAACAGCGCGTGACGTCGAGCCCCACGCGCGTGAAGGGAAGCGTGTAGCGCGAGCGCAGCGCCGAGTCGATCACGGCGCTCGACCCCGCGAGCGACCTCACCACGTCGGCGGGGTCCATGGCGTCGAGGGCGTCGGCGGAGATGCCGAACGCCGTGAGGTCCGAGGGCTGCGCGTACTGCGTGACGGGGGGCATCTCGCCCCCTTACTTCTTCTTGCCCTTCGGCTCCTCGGTGGACGGCGCCGCAGCGGCTTCGAGCTCGGCCACGCGCGCGAGCGCAATGTCGCGCTCGGCGGTCACCTTGGCAACCGTCCCCTGGTGGTCGAGGATGATGGCGGCCTGCCGCGCCACCTCGGCGCGTGCCGCCGCGACCTCGGCGCCCGAGATGCGCGCGTCGACGCCGGCGGTCTCCTGGACGGTGAACCGACCGTCGTCGAGGATCAACTGGTACGACTTCCGGCCCATGACGGCCTGGTCGGGGACCTCGAGGTCCATGATCTGATCCGTCGTCGGGTTCCGCACCTTGTTGATCTGCGGCGGCGGATCGCCATCCTGGTCGAGCACCTCCACCTCGCGGTAGCCGTTGGTCGGGAAGAACCGACCCGCGCAGGCGAGGTGGGGAACTCCGAGGGGCGAGTGCGCCCCGATCTTCACGCGCATGGAATCTCCTCGGTTGTTGCTGGCGCCCCTTACGGGACGTTCTTGATGGCCAGGAAGGGCAGGCTGTAGCCTGCGGTGCCGCGGCCCTCGACGGAGAAGGCGAACTTCTTCTGGTTGAAGACCAGCGGGTTGGTCGGGTCGACCAGCGGGATGCGGTGGACGGCCTCGCGCTGCACGAACACGAAGGGCTTGAGCATGTCGGTGCTCATCAGGTACCAGGCGCCCGCCGTGTCATCGATGAGCCGCTCGTTCACGATGAGGGTAGTGTCACCGACCCACACGTTCGAGGGCGCCGCCGCGGCGACGTTCGCGCCGGCCTGCTGGACGATCTGGGTGATGTTGCTGCCCAGGATGATCTGCTTGGCCACCTGCTCGTTCGAGGGCCCGACCATCAGCAGCGTCGGCATCACCTGCAGCGAGACGCCGCCCTCGCCTTTGTACGACCGCATCTGCGCCTTCGCCGCGCCGTAGGTGTTGGCGGTGAGCGCGGACGTGGTGTTGAGGTTCGAGTAGGTCCCCAGCGACGGGTCGTCGATGTCGACCGGATGGTTGGCCGAGAAGAACGGCGCGCCGTCGTAGCCCAGCGCCGTGGTGCCGTTGATGAGCGCCGTGGTGACCAGATCCTCGGGCCAGCGCGCAGCGACCCGGGCCTGCAGCTCGGGCGCGCGGCTGAAGATGCCCGCCTGGTCGTCCGCGATCTTGTTGCGGTCGACCCAGTAGGTGTTCTCCCAGTCGTCCGATGTCAGCGGGTAGGCGCGCGCCTTGAGGTTGTTCATGACCTTCTCGCCGACCCACTTGCGCATCTTGGGGAACTGCGCGAGCCAGTTGAAGATCATCGTCTCGGTGCCGGACGGCGCCAGCTCGGCGAAGCGGTCCCAGTAGGTGACCACCTGCTTGTAGGCGTTCTGATAGCGCATGTCCGACTGAACGAAGAAGGCCTGGAGGAGCGCGGGAGTGAGCATGTGATTTTCTCCGAGTGGTTCTGGTCAGACGTTCTGTTCAGGCGGACGGTTTAGGTGACGGTGGCGCCGCCGAAGACGTTCTCGACGTACCAGGCGCCGGCGCCGGCCCAGATGAGGTTCGCGCCCGAGCCCTTGGCGGTGAGGGTGGTGATCGTCGCGAAGCCCGAGGGCGTCGCCGGCGTGACGGTGCCGACCGGCGTCGAGGCGCCGCTGATGACCACGAACTCCTTGCGCTGGCCGATGAAGAGGCCGTTGGCCAGCGTGTAGGCGGTGGTGCCGGTGACCGCCAGCGTGCTGATACGGGTGTTGACACTGAGCGCGCCGGCCGCCGAGATGGCCTCGACCGAGCCCTCGGGCGCCACCGCGAGGGCGGCGTTCTGCGGGACCAGCTGCATGCCGATCGACACGAGGACGCCCTGGGTGTCGACCTCCATGATGGTGCCGGCGAGCGACCGCGTGCCGCCACCGCTCGTCAGCGCGACGGTGTTGTCGTCGACGACGTAGCAGGGCTGCCCGACGTTCACCTGGGCGATGAGGTCGCCCGCGGAGCTGTTGTTCATTTTGAACACGCCCTGAGTGACGCGGATGGTGGTCGCGCCGTCGCTCGATCCCGCCGTGATGGAGGGCAGCTCCGGCACCAGCTGCGCGACACCGGCGGCGATGAGCCCCGTCCCCGTGACGCCCGGCTTACCGTAGCCGCCGGTGATCACGATGAGGGCGCCGTCGTAGACCACGACGTTCGCCTTGAGCTGGACCTCCAGCGAGTTGAAGACGACGGTGTTGACGCCCTTCTGGATGGTGGCGCGGGGAGCGGTGAGTGCCGACATGTTCTGTTCCTCGGTTGGTGGTGGTCGTGGTGTTGAATGTCGCGGTCAGCGCCGCCCTGCTACGCGCCCTGCTGCGCGAGCTTCAGCTGCTCGAGCTTGTAGGCCTGGACGTCCTCGATCTTGTTGCCCATCGCCTTGGCGATGATGTGGTCCTCGGGGGTCACGAGGTTCGCGCCCGGCTCCTTCTGCTTGGTCGGGTCGGTCGAGACCTTGGCGGCCAGCGTGGTGACGTGCGCCTTGACCGCGTCGATCGCCTCGCGGGTGACCTTGCCGCCCGTGAGGCGCAGGGTCATCGCGGAAAAGGTCTCGCGCTCGGCGGGGCTCATCTTGCCATCGGTGGTCGCGGCGACGAGCACGCCGTCAAACTCCGCCTTGAGCGCGCGCTCCTGGGTCTCGGCGGTGGCGGCGCGAAGCGCCACGACCTCGGCGGCGTTCGACTTCCAGCCCGCGATGATCGCGACCGCGGCGGCGCGCGAGGTCTGCGCGGTCAGCGCCATGATCTCCGAGCCGAAGCTCGCGATCGCCGACAGCTCGGTCGCGATCTCGGCGTCGCCGGCCGTCGCCTTGAGACCGACGATGCTGAGCATGCTCGCCTTGCTGCCGAAGCAGGCCTTGCAAACAACCTCGTCGCCGTCGTTGTCGTCGGTGGGAGCCTTGAGCGAGGTCTTGCACTTCGAGCATGCCGTTGGCTTCATCGAGATCTCCTGGTGGTGGTCGGTCGAGGCGGCGACGAGCGGGGCGATCCCGTTCAGGGCCGGCGTGTTGGTCAGGGCGACGTTGATGATCCGAAGGACGCGCATTGTCTTCGGGTCGTGGAAGAACGCGGGGGAGAAGAGCCGATACTCGCCGGCGGCGAGCATCGCGCGGGCCTTCTCGGTCCACTTGACGTTGGTCGCCCAGAGCTCGCCGTTGCGGACCTCGGGCGTCCACTCGCTCGCGGCCGCCGGCGCGGGCACCGGCGGATCCGAGAGCGCCATGTGCTCGTAGTCCATCGTCAGCGGCACCGACTTGGCGGCGTAGGCCTTCATCACCGCGACCGCGGCGGCCTCGTCGAACACGAAGGTGCCCTTGTCGCTCGGATTCGCGCCCGCGGCGAATATGCGGAACTCGGTTGGGACCGTCCGATCCTCGCCCAGGGAGAGCGAGAGCATCGCCATCGGCGCGTTGGCGGGGTGGTTCTTGCGACCCTTCACGCCTCCAAGGTTCGGGCCCCCAGAAACCTTCTCCAATTTCCAGGGGAGCGGATCGCGCCTAGATCAGCGCAATCGGTCCGCCAGGACCTCGCGCAGCTCGGGCGAGAAGCGCGAGAGGTCTGGATCCCAATCGTCGTCCGAGTAGGGCTTGCCGAAGCCGTCCTCGGCCTCCGCGTTGCTCGGCTCCTCGGTCACCCCTTCCTCCTCGGCCTCATCCGGCGTAAGGCCGTTGATCTGGCACCGGCAGTTGGGGTGAATCAGCGGCGTGTGCGATGCCCACCAAGGGTCATCAGCCGGCAGGACGGTGCCGTCGAACTCGTCGCAGTCCTCGTCGATCCGGTCGTCCTCGATGGCGTCGAAGCGGCGGTAAGGGCGTGCCTCCTTGACCGCGGGGGCGTCCAGGATCTGCTGCCGCCCGGCCGAGTAGGCGCCGAGCACGTTGGTGCGGAAGATGGTCTCGACGCGGGGCGCGTCCTCCCCGCCCCATTCGTCCGCGAGCTTCGGCCCGATCTCGGCCTTGAAGTCGTCGAACGAGCTGCCGGCGTCGATCGCGCGGTCGAGGGCGTCGAAGACGTCCTGCACCAGGTCGGCCTGAGCGACAGCGCCGACCGTGAACCCGCGCTGCCGCTCGTCGGCCGCGAGCTGGTCCCAGTCCGCGTTCGACATCGGCACCCGCTTGCGGAACGCCTTCACCGCCTCGTTGAACTTCGCCGGGTCGGGCGGAACCCCAGGGTGCTCCTGGGCGGCCATCTCAGGGCTTCGCCTTGATCTTGATCCGCAGGTAGCTGTCGGGCGGGAAGCTCTCGACCTTGCCGCTCGCGAGCTGCACCTTCCAGTCGGCCAGCAGCACGCCCGGCGTCGCGGTGTCCGGCGCGGCCCAGTCGTAGCGCACGGTGCCGTTCGTGGGCGTACCGACAATGACCGCCAGGCTGAGCACCTCGGCGGTCGCGTCGCTGTTGAGCGGGCGGTAGCGCAGCCAGACGGTCGCGCCCGTCAGGTCTGGGAACGTCCCATCCGGGTAGCTGAGCTGCCGCGTCCAGGAAGGGGCGACGTCGCCCTGGGTCAGCGAGAAGTCAGCGGCCATCGCTACGACGTGAACGTCATCTGGGACACCGCGTAGGCGGCCACCTTGGGCGCGCCGATCGCGGTGAGGTGGATGCCGTCGGTGGAGTTTCCGCCGACGCCCGTGGTCGGCGGGACGCCCGAAGCATTGAGGTCGATGTAGTACCCGCCGAAGGCAGTCACGTCGGTCCGCAGCTGCCCGATCACGTCGGCCAGCGTCTGCGCGGCCTGGCCGTTGTTCTGCCAGGGCCCGAGCCAGCACATCTTCGACGGCGGGATACCCAATTGCGTGTTGAACGCGGCCAGGATCGCCAGCGTCGCCGTGTGGGTCTGGCCGATCGTCATCCCGGAGGCGGCGATGCTCACCACGTCAGGCTCCCCGAGCTGGACAATGAGCGCGGTCGGCCGAGTCGCCCAATGCGCCGGGATATACGTCGTCATGATCCCGCTGATGTCGATCGTCCTTCGGCCCGACGCCGCGTCCTCGTTGAGGTTGGGCCATTTGTGGAGCGGCGATGGCATGAACGGCGCCGCCGGCGCGGGGGTCAACGGGTCTGAATAAGCCGCCGTCAACAACTGCGCGAGCGCCAACTGCAGCGCGACGGTCCCAGCGCCGAAGCCCGTCGTTAGGCTGTCAGCGCACAACGCGGCTTCGTCCTGCTGTGACATCGTGAAAAGTGCAGCCATTTCAGCCTCTCATCAGTTCGCCACGAGGTTGATTGAAGCCATCGCGCGGCCGGCCAGCAGGGGGCCGGTGATCGTGTTCGGGTGGATGCCGTCAGGGGAAAACGTCGGCACGGTGAAGGGG